TTTCTTCTTTGTGGATTTGACATGAGTTCCTGCTCTCCTTCGTCGTCGGGTTTCGTTCCTTCGTTCAACTGTTGTCAGTCCGCCCCACACGCCGACACAATCGTTCGCTATCGCAAAGTCTAGACAAGATTGGCGCACCACGCAGATGTCGCAAAGTTTCTTCGCTTCACGCACCGCATGCAAATATCTTTCATGGAAGAAGATGTCGGTGCCTTCGCCACGACAAGTTCCATACTGTTGCCATTCTGGTCGAAGCAATTCGAATACATTCTTCGACTCCGACCAAACGTCAACGATTCCGTAGTCGGCCATTATTTGATTTCTTTAGTCCAGCGACGAACATGGAACATTGCATAGAAGTTGACAACTGCGTAGATGAATATCTCTACGCCGTTCGCCGGACTTTCTTGCGGCAACCTTGGCATGAATAACAACATCATCCATCCCACGATTATGAACGCCAGTGTGAACATAATTTTCTCTTGCGGTTTCATTTTTCCTCCTTGGTTTAGTAACTCGCCTGTATCAGTTATAGGACATTACGGCACAGATGTGGTGGATGCTTTGCAAACCCGCCAATTACAAGGATTCCACGGCTCGAAGCCTGAGATCCGGTACAGCACCAGCCCAGCCTTCAAGTTGGTGAGTGGGTCGAGTAGTGGTTCTTGGGTGCAGATGTTCATCTGTCGGCAGACCGCAGCCCACTTGTTCCGAGACATGTCATAGTTCAGTCCGTTGATCTGCAACAAGCCTGTGTCGGACCTGTGATTCCATTCGGACACGCCTGTGATGTTGCAGTCTTTGTCGACCATGTCTCCGCCACGTCTGTTTGGGCATCCGCCTGATTCGCGTAAGACCAGCTCCGTCAGTTTGCCGATGGTGTGGTCGGGCCAACCTGCCTGCTTGGCGAGCGACGGTAGCCAGGACACGTCTCCGTGGCGAAATCTGATGGGTTGGATTGGGTCGAGCCTGTCAGCGACTGGTGGTTGCCAGAGTGGCTGTAATGCGTTTATAGCGTCGCTGGTGCGGGCTGGTGCGGAGGCTGCTTGGGCTATGCCAAGGCTCATGGTTAGTGTGGCGAGTGTTGCCATGATTGCGGAGAGTATGCGCATCGTGGTCCTTTCGATATGTGCAGGTCGTGACGCAACTCAGAAGGAGGTGACTGAGTTGCGGTGCTACATCAACCCTAGTGGGGAGCGCACCTACCAACCTTAGCCGACAGCATCCGATTTTCGCTAGTTTTAGCGGTCTTGAGAATTAATTTCTAGGTCCATCAACACTTTGATACTGACAACCATCTTCACAGGTATGTGCAGAACATGGTCAATGTTGTCTTCGTTTCGTGACTGGTAGATGGTGACGTGATCGGGTTTGCCGCCAGCGAGCAGGAAGCCGACTGTTTGGACGACTGCTGGGTCGAGGTCTAGGTCTTTGATGTTGACCCATGATTCGGATCCGCTGTGCGCATCATGCCAGGTGACGAGTACGGCGGTCACTTCTTCTTGCGTGTCGCAACCTGCTTCGTCTTTGTAAGACTTCCGCTCGGCTCCTTGGTTACATGCCAGTCGAGATGACTGGTAAGTTTTGCGCCTTGTTTCGCGACCATGTCGATCAGATTGTCTAGTCGCTTTTGAACGATGGCGTGATCGTTTCGGTTCTCTGTGGCGAGGTTTTTCATTTGGATGATGGCGACGATGATTCCGCCGAGTGCTGCGACTACTGCGGCGAAGACGGCTGCAAGTCCGGCATCCATGTCACACCGTCTTCTTGCGGTCAAGCCATGCTTGTACGGCTGGTGGCACGTTATCGCCTGCGGTGTATCGAAGATGCCATGGTTCTTCTGGTACGACTTCCCATGAGAAGCCGAAGTCGAGTGCGTTGGCGAGCATCCATTCAAAGCGTTTACCAGACGCTGACCAGATGTCGACTGCGATACCGAGGTTGTGTTGAGATGTGCCAGGTGCAGCGAGTGACGCCAGTGTCGGTGACTTCTTGTACCACTTCACACCTTCCCAAGTGCGGGTTTGCGCACCAGCGATCGGTTGCTTCTGGTATCGCTGAAGGAACACTGTGGTTTGCATCGCGAGTGATCGGTAGGTGTCGCCTGCCGAGGTTGGTTTGAATGGTTTGATTCCGTCGGCGAATGCTTTGTCGCGCATCGCATGATATGCGTCGGCTGCCCGCCAATGAAGTTTGCCTTCAGGTTGAACATCACGCAACAGATGCGCAGGTACCTCGCCAGGCTTCACGCCTTTCAGATCCGCCGGCAAAGTGACCTTGACTATCGGCCAGTTCTTTGCGTTCATTTCTTTTTCTTCGTGCCTGAGAATGCTTCTTTGATTTCTTCGGCTGACAGTTCACCATCGACGGATGCTTCGGCGAGTGCGGACACAACTTTGATGACAGCCATCGCACCAGCCATGATCGCAGCCTTACCAACCGAGATACCTATGACTGCACCTGTGGTGATTGCTGGTAGTGCGTTGGCGAGGAACAGTGAGATCAGTCTTTGTCCGAGGTCAAGAAACTTGGCGACTGTTGCGTTCTGTTTAATGTTCATGCTCTGTTCCATTTTCTTCTCCTTTGTCGGTTAATACTCCTGCCAAGTGTAGTGCGAGGGACATGAACGTGAATATCAATGCCCATGTTTGCAGGCTTCCAGACAGGGTCATGATGGTGATCGCGGACGCGCCGAGGGTAAACCCTAAGGCGAATATCTCTTTGCGTAATTTGGCGAACATTCTAATTTTCTCTTCTGCGCAGGCTCGCTCCTACCGCAACAAGTGTATTGGATACAGCGACCAGCGTTCTACGCTCACCAACAGGTATGGTCTGCCCGACCATCTGAAACGAATCGAAGACGCCTGCGAACACATTGATTGTGTCTTGGAATGCTTGCTTGACTTTTGTTGGTGCTTCGTTTAGGACTTGGACGAGTTCTTCGGCGACTTCGGCGGTCAGTTCTTCTACGACGATCTCTTCGAAGATCGCTTCGGCTTGCTCTTCGGTCACTGCAGCCAACACCTCAGGACTCGAAGCGATACTGACCGCCTGATCCGAAGTGATAGCGGTTGTCAAGATCTGCTCAATGGCTGCGACCACTTGTGCCGATGACGCATCCTTCAACTGGTTCAACACCTCGGCAACCTTCTCATCGGTGATCGGTTGTTCAGGCTTGATGTCAAGTAGCGTGGTGGTTGATGAGATCTCTGTTGTTGGTGTTGTCGTTTGTGGGATATCTGTTTCTTGCGTCGGCTCTGATGTTGGCACACTTGTTTCGTCGGGCAGAGTTAGAGGCGGAACAGAAGAAGTCAGATCAGTTGTATTGGGAAGAGGTAAGGAAGGATCGGTTGTAGATGTTTCGAGAATCGTGGTGGATGTTGTGGATTCGGGTTCAGGCAAAGAAGTTGTGGTCGTTGTATCAGGAACTGTTACGACGACTGGTGCGCTAGTCGTCGTGGTTTGAGGAGGAGTGTATGGTGTTTGCGTTGTTGACGGAGCTGGTGCAGTTGTTGTGGTCGGCGGTGTCGTGGTATTTGTCGTTGATGTGGTTGTGTCTATCTGAGTTGTGGTCGTGGTGCTGGGAAGGGTTGTTGTAGATGTCGAAGTTGTCGAGGAAGAAGTTGAGGTCGTGGTCGTGGTTTCTTCAACTGTGGTTGATGTGGTTGGTGTACTTGATGTGGTTGATGGCATTGTTGTCGAGGTGACAGCAGCCTGAGTTGTGTACGCTTCGTCCGGCACGATCATCCAGTCGCCGTCATCTATCTTCCACGCAAGCATCAGACAGGTTCCTCCGCTGTTCTCGTACATCCACAATTCGAGTGGCACACTTTCGGCGTCCAGTTCCAACGCACCTGACATAGTCCAAGTACAGGCCTGATCCTGCCAAACACCGAACGTGTTGCCGCCGATAGTTACCTCGCCACCATCATCCGAGGCGATCATAAACTCGATGGTTTCATGTTCAGGAATAGTGATGTAGCCGGTCATGTGGACCATGAACAAGTCATAGGTGCAGTCCTCGAATAGTTCGCCGTCATAAGAACGGTTGATGTTGTTCTCTATCTCAGAACCACAGACAGGATATTCGGATGTCGACTGGACTGGTGGGATCTCGTCAATCGTGTAATAAGTCGTGTTCAACCCTGGTTGTGTTTCGGCTCGAACCGTGGTCGGCCAGAACGCAAGAACGATTGCTGGTAGCGGGATCAGCCACCTTGTTAGACGGCGACCCACACTTTAAGGCTCGGCAGGTTCTTCAACTACAGGTGCAACAAACTCATCAGCACCAGGATCGTAGGTGTAACCGCAACCCGCAAATCTGCCGCGATAATCACCTTCTTCGCCACGAGCGTTATATGAAGTACGTTTGCAAGTTAAACCTGCGTTCCACGGTTGGTTTTCGTAGAATTGTTCCCATGCTTCTGTGGAGCCGCCTACAACTGTGCCGTCTGTATCAACTTGGGTGACTGTTTCATCAACGCCCGTGACTACTTTGACAACGACATTATTGCTATCTAAAAATGCGTAATGTGCCATTAGATGACCTCTGTTCTTAATTTAATTGTTTTACGAACATCGTGCATACCCAACAAACCATACACCGCATCGTTTTCAGGCAAAGTATTTTCTATGTTGTCTAAGTCGTGTTCAAATCTTTCTTGACCAATGAACGAATAAACCTTATCTAACACTTCATTGGTGTCGGCAACCAGTTCTGCATAATCAATAAACAAAAACTCTCCTTGATTAACTTGTTTAGCCCATTCAACACCGCGCAAAGAACGCATTAAAGGTTCACTGTCCTCTCGCAGATATTCGTTTGCGTTAAACGGTTTATTGTTTAATTTGTAAAGTGACGCAAACGAATCAAGAATCTCATCTGTTGGTCGAGTTAGAACAATCGTTTTTGGAATGTCAGTAATATATCGGCGCAATAAATCTTGATTGGCTGGCAAAGTCCACGAACGACATTTATCTACAATGATCGGTCGTGTCATATTTTCGTAGTAGATGTCTGGTATTGCTTTGACGAGTTGATATGCGGTGTCATAACGATAATTTGCATCTAACTGTTCTTTGGCTGTTGTTTGACAAGACTGTTGCATATCCCACATGAGTTGGCATACAGCCGAATTACCTTCAGCGTGAATGTCAGGGTTTTGATGCAAGATAGCCGACAACAAAGTTGAACCTGAGCGTGGCAAACCACTAAGAGCAACAAATCGTTTCATTATGAGAAACTACAAGTTCCTGAACCAGCAGTGAAAGTAACTATAGTGTTTGCACCGCTAGTTGTAGATGATGATGTCAAACCTGCACCAACGGTTAAAGTATTTCCAGAAGTTGGAAAACTAAGAATTACAACCCCAGATCCGCCCGCTCCTCCGCCGACTGGCGCAGAAAGATATCCGCCTCCACCGCCACCTCCGCCTGTGTTGGCTGACCCATTAGTCCCAGAACTATCATTATTGCTACCAGCACCGCCGCCGCCAGCTCCTCCACTACCCGCAGTGCCAGAACCGCCTTGAGTTGATGCCCCACCACCACCTCCACCTGCGTATGTAACTGACGAACCAGTTATGGATGTTGCACGACCAGCACCACCGTTTCCACCATTTCGAGTAGACGGCGAATTGGATCCTGCGGCCGACGCACCGCCGCCGCCACCACCACCAGCAGTTGACAACCCAGATCTTCCATTCCCGCCATTAAATCCTTGATTGTCAAAAACTGTACCGCCAGTCAAAATCCCGTATCCGCCACCGCCACCACCGCCACAACCACCTGACATACTTCTACCAAATCCGCCACCGATAGAATAAATTGTAAAACAAGAACTTGAATTACCGATAGCATCTCGTGCGCCGCCGCCACCAACAACAACTCTAAAATTAAGAGCTTTTGGTATTGACAAAGCCGATTCCAAAACAGCAGTGCCACCAGTAGCAGTCACACTACACCTCATGCCACCAGCACCACCGCCGCCAGTTGGGAAACCACCACTTGGTCCTGATCCACCGCCACCAACAACTAAAAAATCAACAGAGATTGTACTAGCACCAACATTCACCCATGCTGAACCATTGAATACTTGTAGACCTGTAGCAGTTGAATAGGCGACCATGCCTGTTGATGGTGATGGGACTGCGGATGCTCGTGCTGCTGTGCCGGCATAAACCTGCACGGCCTGATCCATCAAGTATGTTTGGACATTGGTCGAAGTCAATACTTCTCCAGATTGAAATGTGCGATACCCTGCGCCAGCCATGACTACACATTAACCCAAGTTGAGCCATTAAAAACTTGCAAACCTGTAGCAGTCGAATATGCAACCATCCCTGCTGATGGTGATGGCACTGCGGATGCTCGTGCTGCGGTGCCTGCATACACTTGCACCATCTGATCCATCAAATACGTCTGGACGTTCGTGCTTGTTAGCACTTCTCCAGATGCGAATGTTCGATATCCTGCTCCAGCCATAATGCTCCTATTCTAATCCGACATCGGGATCGTCGAGTTGGTCTTGGTCGAGTATGAATGCGGTCAAAAGTTGTGCTTGTCCGAGTCCGAATCTTATCCGATGGTCGGATGTGGTGATGTCGTGGTTGACGGATTCGATGAACACCGAGTCGGTGCGGGTTAGTGGTAGTCCTGTTGTGTAGGTTTTGGTGACATTGATTACGTCACCCACATCGAGTGCCAGAACGGTCGGCCAGAGTGCTGAACCGCAGGCGTTCAGGCTGGTTGAGATCTCGTTGAATCGGATGACTGGTTCTTTGTATTTGTCAAGAAGGTTCTGTGCCAATGCTGAACCTGCCGCCAAATTGTTTAGAGGCACGTTTGAGAACGACAAAGTTTGCACACCATACTTGGTTTGGCTTGTTGTATCGGCTGCGACCTGTGCTGCGGTACCACCATCGACATCCACCTGCACACGGTTGAACAATGTTTCTTGACCATACGCAACACCGATAGACAGGATCGGTATTTCGTTTGTGGCTGTACCACCGAACGATGCGATGGCGGTAGAGAACGTGAAATCTATTCTCGGATCGAACACAATCTGGTTTCTTCGATTTGCGAAGAGCCTGCCGTCCTCTGCGACTGCGACCGCTTGCAACGCCGTCAACGTGTTCGTGTTGTCCGGATAAGCGACGGTTCCGCATGTTGCGACACCTGTGGCGATGTCACGCAACGCCGTCGAATAGGCGACCTCTGTACGGTCCAAGATCGCTGACACTCGCGCCGAAGTCAACTGTGATGATGGTGTGAATGCGGTGAGACTGGTTCGGCTCAACTCATATAGACCGTCGGCTGCGATGATTGACGCAAACGACAAGTTAGGCATCTCATAGGTGATGTCGAGGTCGGTGATTGCTCCGACAAATAGTTCGGCTGTGCCGGCAAGAACCTTGATCGCACGTCTCGGAGCCAAATCAAAGTCACCTGCATACCAAGTCGAAGCAGTATTCGCTGGGTCAAACAGTCTGCCTGATGCGCGGTCATCAGCCAAGATACGACAAGTACCTGGCTGGAACTGTTCGGTTTGTGCGCCACGGCCACGCTGAACCGACACGGCGAGAATGTATTCGGTTGCGTCAACGAAATCCGTTGAACCATTCAACACATCCGTACCATCAAGCGTTGATGAATCAAGTTCAAATGCGTCAGTTAACGCGCCAACATCCAACAGAACCGAATACGCTTGACCCCACTTCAGTGTCTTAGGCATAACTACGCAACCGCGAACTCTAAGAAGTTCCCACCAGCGATCCGACTATATTGCTGCAACACCTCAACAATTTGACGCCCAGCCTCAACACCATTCGTACCGATACCCGTATTGATGATGTACTGGTTCCCGTTGCTACCAGTCGGCGTTGCGGTTGTCGTCGTGATTGGAGTCGGCACACTCGGCAAGGACGGGATAGATAGACCAGTTCGGCCAGTATTTTTGGCTGCTTCGGCAACCTTCTCAATCGCTTCTCGAAGATTGTTATATGCCTCTTCTTCACGTTCGATCGCTTCAGTGTTTCGTTCTGACGCTTCTATTTCTTTTTTCTTTGCATCATTGAGTTCAATCAAGAACTTCTTATATGTTTCAGAACCTACTGCCGCACCATCAACAGCCTCATTCAACAGAAGTTGAGCTTCTTTTAGTTTTTCTGTCGCATCAAACTGAGAATCGGTTGCATCAGCGACAGCCAATTTTGCTTGCTCAAGATCAATTTCGGCTTGACGGATATCTTGTGCGTTTGCTTCTGGATCCTTACGCAAATCAGCAAGTTTCTTTTCAGCATCGCGAACAGCAAACACCGATTCCTCGATACGGAACCCAGCCTCAGCGACATTGCGTTGAGCCTTGGACAACTCACGTTGAGCCGCTTTTGCCTGATCTGAATCGGCACCGTATCCGTTGACCGCGTCATTCAACGCTTTCTGCTTGGCTCTCACATCATTCGTGGCGTCACGCAAACTTTGAGCAGTTTTATCGGAAGCCTTTTGCGCATTGTTGAACGCCTTTTGTGCAGATGTCGAGGACTTCAACGCATCTGTATATTTCTCAAACTTTTGTTTCGCTGTCTCAATCGTCTTGCTTGCACCGCCGGCAGAACTTTGAAGTCGTGCCAAAGTTTTGTTGTATTCGTCTTGGATCTCTTTCGCCGTCTTGGTTTTACCTGCAAGCGAACCGTAGCCTGCGATCATTGGGCCGATGAACTTTTGAACTGGACCTCCAGCGGCGATACCGCGTTGCACCTGGTCTAAGTCTCGTAATTGTTGCTGAGTGACTGTTGCTGCGGCTGCGACACCAAGAACATCGGTTCGGAATCGGTCAAACGCTGCACCAGTCACAGCGGTGTTGGTTTTCAACCCGTCAAGACCAGCGATGAAATTGTTGACTGCAAGACCGACATTGTCAAATGCGTCTTTCCCACCTCGGACGAAGGCGATCATTGAGACGATTGCACCACCTGCAAGAATGATTGGTTTCACAAGATCGATGAACACATTGGCAATTTGACCAACTGTTTCCACGACGGTCTGAACCATGTCGACCACCTTCAGACCGAACTCACCTGCCTCAGCCGTTGCGGCAAGCAACGCATCTCGAAGACTGCCACCACCAGAGAGTTCATCAGCGAATGCTTGGATGACGGGCACCACATGCTTTTGAATAAACGCAACAAGTTTCTCAGCGATAGGAAGCAACGCATATCCGATGCCTTCCCACGCTTCACCGATTGACAATTTCAATATGTCAAGACGACCAGCGAAAGTATCTGCCGCAGCCGCCGCCGCACCACCAAATTGAGTGTTAAGAGTTTCAACGATTGAACTCAAGTCTTTCGACTTCTTGACATTCTCATCAAGCGGAATACCTAACTTGGTGAGCGCACCAACATTGCCTCCAAAGGCTTTACCCAAGGCAAGAGAAACTGCTTCTAAATCTTGCCCTGTTGCAGCACTTATGTCGAGCGCAAGTCCTAGGTTTGTTTGAGCGAAAGTGATGTCACCTGTTGCTCTGGCAAGGTTCGCTAGAGCCGGACGAAGAACATCGTCGGCCACTCCGACAAGCATTTGTTGTTTGGATATATATTTTTCGACGGATGCGATCTGTTCATCGGTGGCTTCCATCGTTCGACGTAATTGGTCGGCAAGTTTCTTTTGACTTTCTTGATCTTCTGTGGCTGCCTTTACTGCGCTGAATGCTGCACCTGCGATGGCACCTGCCGCAGCCGTCGCAATTAATGCACCTTTCTTGGCGACATCAAAGACTTGTCCAAGCGCGTCTGAACCTTCTTTGCCGAGTTTCTTGAACGCCGTGATGGCACTGTCGGCGTTGCCTAAGATTCGTACGAGGAATGTGCGTTCACCTGCCATGGTGAAGCAATTCTACTCAGTTAGCAGCCATCCGTTTACGCAGCTCAGCCCACTCACGTTGCATGTCTCTATGTATCTCTTCTTGTGTCATGCCGTCATACTGTGACAAATCGACTGGTGCATCCCACCACTTCGGGTCAAGAACACATCGCATTGGATTACCGCGACGCGGCTGACGAGTCGAGCGAATGCTCGGTGTAGAAAATGTGCGTGTTGGTGCTGCGATATCGGTGATGGTCGGGTCAAGGAATCGCCAACCTGAATGATGTGTACGGAATGGTTGACCTGCTTCGTGCTGTGGCAGATAGAAGATACGGGCAGGGTCTTTGGTGGCTGGGTCGCCTTTGAGACGAAGACGCTCATGTGTCTCATACCAGACTTCTTCCCAATTCTGTACCGGCACAGCCTGCTCGAATGGAACGACAACGTGCCAGTGTGGATCGTTGTCACGATGTGACCAGGTTGTGTAGGCGAAATGTATATACGATCCGAGATCAGCCTGCTCAAATGCTTCGCCGTCAAGGTCGGCAACTAACGCCCAAACATGTGACACGTTGCGATTGCCACGGGTTGTGTATTCACGATATGTGACTGGCGAATACAACTTGCCGTCAGACTTCTGTTCACGTTCTTGGTGGTCGCCGAGTATCGCGGCAAAGTCCATCCAAGATGTTGCGATGGTCTTTGGATAGACGGATTTGACGGACGGGAAACCGACGACTTCAAACATTGTGCAGAACCTCCTAAGTTCAGGATAGCGAATCCTGAACCGAATACAAGTATCAAATACCTAGTTGTTTGACGACTTTATCTATACCTTCTAGGTATTCTTTGGCGATTTCGTTCTTGCGTTTGCGAACGGTCGGCCAGAAGAAGTAACCCGATTGACCGCGATGGCGAAGGAATTGAAGGGTCGTCCGTCTAGCACCACCACCGAACTCGGCACCGAAGAACACATCACCACGAGTTACCTTGATTCTGCGTTTACTATTTGGACGCGATTTTGAAATAAACGGTTCTTTACTTCGAAGTCCGATGGTTGGGATGCGATCATTCTTTGCGCGTAATCCTCTAGCGACTTGTATTGCTTGACTTGCTCGACTGACCGTGCCTGCTTCTATGCGAACTTGACCTTCTAGATCTCTTGCGATTTGATAAGCGACTTTGCGCATTTCACCATTGAATGCTTTGCTTGCTTTTTGAAACTTGTTGAGAGTCTCAAATAAGTCTTTGACGATGACTGTATTGTTTGCGATTGCTGCGGTGCCGGCACGACCAAGAGTTCCACCTGTGTCACCTGGAACATTCGGGAATGCTGAGAATGCCATCACTTAATCCTTTGCGGTGGGTTGGATTTGACGCTCTTCCAGCGCAGATAGCCGAGCATCGTGTACAGCATTCTAGGTGATTCTTGTAAAAGGAGACTTGGCGCAATCGAAGTCTCGCAGGCGAGATATGCGATCAGCCAGTGGGCTGAGTTTTCTCCAAAGGGTTGATCGCCGAAGATTCGGCACCAACCTCCACACTGTCAACTGTCTCAGTCCACTGATCAAAGTTCAATGCGGTTTTCTTGGTGCGTTTCTCGGCATGCCAAGCCAACCAAGCAAGATCGGTCAATTTCAATTCTGTTTGAAAGTTTGCAACAGAACGATTCTGCTCTCTTTCGAATGCGATAAAGTCGGCGAACTGTGCCGTCACTTTTGTGGTGACGTTGTCTAGCGTCGTGACTTCTAGGTTGATTTTCATTCTTACCTCCTGATTGTTTTGTTAAAAATTATGCACCTGTTGATTTGGTGATTGTTCCGCTGATCGGCCAAGTTACATCGGCTGTGTTCAATTCACCCACAGCACCGTTGACTGGGCTGAACTCTGTGCAAAGTACAGAGAAGGTGTAATGCGGTGTTGCTGATCCTGCTGCGGCTGTGCCTGCTGGTTTGACAATCATCGTGACAGCGGTTGAGCCAATCAATGGCATGATGAGTCCGTCAATGGCGTTGTAGTCGTTGTGCAATGACAATGTCACCGAGTTGTCAATTAGACCTGAGACGCGAGTTATTGCACCACCAGATCCGAATGATGTTGTTGGTACTTCGGCTGCCGAAGTGCTGAGAGTTACCGCAGCGACGTTCGAGGTGATGTCCGTGCCGTTGAGTGAAACATTTGCTTGTGTAAGAACTAACTTTGCCATGATTATTTATCTCCTGCCTTGTCGGCTTTAGAAGTTGATTTTTCTGCCACCAGAACAATGCGACCCGATGCCAGTAGAGAGTCTAGATGGTCAACCTCACTGCCATCAATAGTGGCTGGATATTGTTTATCTAGAACGGTGAAGCCTTCGACGACCTGATATTTTGCCATAGGTTAAGCGTACACCACGACACGGAAGTCGACTGTTAGGTAGGTTGTGTCGTTTGCGTCAACGGTTGTGATGTTGGATGCTTCTTCGACGATGAGTGTTCGGGCGTATCCGCCGAGTGTTGTGTCGGCTTCAATTGCGGCACGAATCCCGTTGTCATAAGACAAGTAAGTGTCCATCAGGTTCTGTGCGGTGCGTTCGGCAGCACGACCCACGATGACGCTGACAGTGAAGACGTGTGTGACTAAGCCTGCTCGCATCGCACCGTGGTAGGTGATCGACTCCAAGGTCGGCCATGCGATACCGCCGAGAGATGGGTTTACTTGGTCGGGTTGTTGTGCGTAGGCGCGAAGGTTCGTGATTGTTTCAAGCCGAGTCTTGATGCCGTTCTTTAGTTCGGTGACTGTTGCGCTCATGCAAACATCCGCATTCGGCGATATGGCTCGACAAGTTGTGCGACGTCTGGGTCGAGTGCGCGTGTCACTCGTATCGCACCCAAGTCTCCGAAGCCGGCAACGCCGAGCGGTGAATCGTAACGCTTAAAAATTCTGGATGCCTGAATGATGACGGCTTGTGTGATCGGTTCAGGTACAGCAGGCCAACCGTAGATGGCTGTGAGTTGCACCAATGCTTCCGATCCGAAGTTCGCGTTTAATGTCGGGAACAGATAGTCGCCGACTGCACGAATGCGTGTGTACGGAACAGTGAGTCCGTCCAAGATTCCGTTAACTGGTTCTAGTTGCCAATCGCTTGGAGTCCATGTGACATCGAAGTTGCCATCTGCGAGTGTCGAAGTTTTGAGTGTGATCGCTGTGCTTGAAATGTCATCAATCTCGCAAACAAACTCGTCGCCTGCGGTGAACACTCTGGTCGTCGCTGAGCCGTATGCCCAGAACTGTCGGTTTGCATAGCCGTCAATCAGTCGTGAAGCTGCACCGGCACAGTTGTCAATCAGTTCGTCGTCTTGTGTGTCGGCGGTGCCGATACGAAGAGCAGCCTTAATCTGGTTGCGTGTGGCATAGCCGTTCGTGATCGCCATAGTTCCTTTATCTTACTTCAGAGTCTGGACAAGTGTACTCGGCAATGAACTTGTGCATCTCAAGGTCAGCCTCAATATGAGAACCAGACGAGATACGGTTCGGTTGAATATCGTTCACCAAAACTTGAACACCAGCAGGCTTAAACCATCTCGCACCATGCACATGACACTTCCACCAAAACGCCCAATCCGACCAATACACATTCGGATACCCGCCAGTCCGCACCCAAATATCTTTCGTGAACCAAGACGTACCCATCACATGATTCGCCATCGGATAAGTAGCGAAGCGTTCAGGAGCAGAAGGGTTCACACCACCATGAGACATGAACCGCAAAGTGTTCGCGACCACATCAAAATCGCCATCTGGAATACAAGCAAACGCATCAGGATAAAACCTGTCATCCATCCCACACCCAGCGATCCAACCATCTTTGATTGTCGCAACCGCCGCATGATACATAGCATCAATTTTTCGAGTCCGACACTCAACCAGTCGACACGGCAAATCTTTCACACCGCAATCATCATCAGGATGGTACGCAATAACCACATCATCAGCCGGTGGGTTCAATGCCTGTACAGAATCCCACCAACCCTGCACCTCATCTTTGTATGCTGTACCCCACGCAAACCCGACAACCGTGATCACAACGCCTGAGTTTTCTCGATGAACACATCCAACTGCTCAGCCATCTTCGGGAAGTAATCAAGATACGCCTGGAATGATTTGCCGACATCGGCTCGTGCCTCATCAAGTTTTGATACACAATCAACCGCACCAAATACTTTCATCGGACCAGAAATCAACTGCCCAATATCCCAAGCGTTCTCACCTTGAATCAACACAACCGGACATCCACACAAAGTTGCCTCATGCACAATCGCCGTATACGGATCAAACGAAATCAGATACTCCGCCGACCGCATCTCATCGGCAAGATCCTTCCGAGACGCAGGCCAAGAATGCGTGATCAACTTCGCACCATCAGGCACATACCCTTCACGACCCTTACCAACCCACACCAACACACCCGACCTTTTACCTTCACCAGGATAAAACAAATCAGGCTCCAGATAAGGCACATTCAACACAGGACTCTGATTAATGTTCGGATGCCAAACAAACTGCAAGCCATCTTTCTTCGCATGATTCAACAACCACCACACGACACGATCCGAACCCGAAGGATTACCTTCAACAATCTCAGGATAAACATGAATCGCATCGTCAGGAATCTCAAGACATTCAGGCACAGACCAAGGATTATCAACAAATGGCATATGGGTCATCTTCATCTCCGCTTGCAACCCACGATCACGCAACAACTTGCCGAGCAGATACAACACTCGAATCCCGCCAGACACACGCCTATAGTCAGGCGACCAAATCACATACGGTTTCATCGCCGCCACACCCATGATGCAGGATGTTTCCCGTCACGGATCCACTTCGGCCAATCAGCCGAAATCTCAACTTCGTTCAGAACACAACGATCCAAGAAAACTCCCTCTTTGAAACATCGAGCAATCGTTTCCTCGACATCGCCGACATTCAATTCTTGATGGCTGAATTGTTTGATTTTGTTGATGCAGCGTTCAGGTCCGCCCATCCAACCCAAATGCCATCCGCCGTGTAGACGATAGAAGTTGTGTCTCATTTGGCGTCGCATCACATCGGCTGTGCCGTTACGGAACCGCCAAGGACCACCAATACAAGTCAACTCCATCGGTGCTTCCCAATGCACACTGAACACTAGATGCCGCATCATCACACCATGCCAAGCATTAGAGAACGAACCGATCATCGAAGGCGACCAGATCTCGTCGGTGTCGGCGACCGTGATCACATCATCATCTTGAATGCCTAACTTCTCGGCAACGGTAAAGATTTGATTCCGAGCGTCCGCCTCACTATCCCACGCATTCGGATGAACAGTTGTCTCATAGTCAACCCAATGAATCTTGTCCTGCCATTGCTCAAACTTTTCACGCGACTTGCGTTCCCTCGGAATACCCGTGAACGACTTGTCGCCTTCAATGATGATGAACTTGTCAACGTAATCGGCGAGTTCGTAAAGGCGGCATTCTAAGACGTCGTCTTCGCCGTTGTACAGGATGCCGTCAAAGACTTGCATCAATCCCAACTCAGGTCTAGACGCCTTTGCAAATCCCATTCGCCGGCATCGAGACGCACGTTCCGCAACCTGAACAGTTCAAGATTTGATTCAAAACTTTTGCGATTCTTCTCAACCAGCGACGGGTCGGAGTTGAGTGTTGACGAGTTGTCGTGGTGAACGATTGCGTTTGTTTTGATAATTTTCTTTTGCATTCGTGTTGCTCGACGCTCATAGTCGTTGTCTTCGAAATAGGCGGGATGGAACGCTTCGCAGAACAGGCCGACATCTTTGACGACTTGTGAACCGATCCAAGCACAGCACCAACCTGGTTGACCTGCCAAATGAATCTCGTCTGTGTGGCATTCACGGTAGAACTTTTGAAGTTCGCCACGCTCAAAGAATGCGTCCGAGTTGAGAAGAATCCAACCTTGTGCGAACGGTGTCATTTTGATACCAAGATTCCAAGATGTCGCCACACCAAGATTGCTCGGCATATTCAAGATATATCGGTTCTCAATGTTCGAGTTTTTCGGCAACGACAAACAATCCTTTTCGATCAGTCCGCCGTTGTCGATGATGATTAGATTCTCGACCTCGCAGTCGATTGATTTAATGCAGCGTTCAAGTAGGTCATATCGGTTGAGTACGGGTATGACTATGACCGGCACCATGCAGACAGCTCCTTCATTGCAGGCTTCCAAGACTCCTCAAAAACCTTGTCGGCTCCGTACCCTAGGGCATGGGTGATCGCGTCCTTAGACGGGCCTCTAGGCGCGTTATAGGCCGACTTCAGAGCATTAACGATGTCAGGCACGTTAGGTGTGAAGAACCATGACTTCTGTGCCGCATCCCACCAAGGCTGACCTTCGACCGTCCAGCCGTCACCGACCAGTTCAGGTTGCGCCGTGAAGTTTGAAACGATCACACGACAACCACAAGCCTGAGCCTCAATGACAGGAATACCAAAACCTTCACCCATCGAGCAAGCCAGCAGAACATCGGATGCTGTGTACATCGCAGCCATCACATTCTGAGGCATACCATGCCGATACGCATACTGATCAACGATCCGATACTTGTCATCGCCGATACCGCAAGCACTCATCAACTCGACCAGATTGATACCAGACATCGCACCATTCGGTTCCGTGTACAAATACAGCACAGCGTCAGGATGATCTTTTGCGAAAATAGAGAACGCAAGAATGTTCTCAGCCCAAGCCTTACGCGCAGGCTGCGAACCTTTATTCGTCGCAACCATCGACACCACGAATCTGTCTTCTTCCCAGCCCATGAACTCGCGACCAGTCATCTTCCGACCATTCGCCAATGTCACCGATTCGGTTGGTTGAAACACAGGTTCGATTGCGTGAGGAACATAAAGATGATTCACACCTGCGATGTCAAGCATCCGTGAACCAAACTTTGACATCGCTATCGGTCGCACATTTTTGCGTGAACACCAAGCCAACACATCTGGCGGTGTCGGCTGATGATCAATCGGAACCCATGACGCGATGTTTTTCCAATCTTTCAACGACTCAGATTTCAACACCCACACGTCAAACAAAGTCATCATCAACGTCGGTGTCGACAAATCTTGGTTAGCCCATTCCATTGTGTGTGCAACAACGACGTCGTCAGAGTATGTGAAGAGTCCTTGCGGATATATTTTGAATCCGTTCCATGTCGATGCCGAACCTGCTAGTCCGTACATCGCGTGGACTGCTACTTGGTGGCCTTCTTTCGCGAGCCTTTGGATGACTTGCGCGGTTTGCTGACCGTATCCTGTTGCAGCCCAAGGTGCGTTGCTATACCAGAGGACTCGGAGTCGGTCGGGATTGGTAGGTCTGACACTTCCAACAAGTGCGCTACGCCCGCTCGGAGCAAACGCTCCGCTAAATATCCCGGCATCTCCACCGGTATGCCCTTGACGATTACGGTCTGCCACATGATCCTCCTAAGAATAGTGCAGAGAAATGGAAAGTCCACGGCCAACCCTGCACGAAATGGCCGTGGACTTAATCCTAGTCACAGTCCTTGCGGACTGTCATGTTTTTACTTCGAAAGAACTATTAAGCAGTTCCGCCGATGAAGTATTTGACATGTGATGTTTGTGGCAAGTTGCCGTCAACACGCATCGTTGCGCGGAAGGTAACAAGGCCTGCGTTGAATGCGTAGTCATCGCTGCGATCCAACTTGATGCCGCCAACTTGACGAACATAGTACGAAGGAAGGTGTCCGAAGATTACCGACTTCGCGTTAGTTGCTGTGTTGGCCATTGCTGGGTTCTCGAATACTGGGTATCCAAGAAGCAAGTCTTGCGCATCAGCGTTGAGTGCTGGTGAGAAGACGTAATTGCCTGCTGTGTCTTTGAGAGAACGCATCTTCGCGATTGAAGACGAGTTCATCTGGAAGCCTGAACCTGCAAGACGACGACCTGTTGTGTCTACCGAGTAGACGAGGCTGATCAAGTTGTCTGCTGTGAACTGACCAGTCACACCCGTTCCGCCAGTTACGCCGGCAGCTGCTGCTGTGACGATACCTTTTGGTTGGTTTGTGCCTGTTCCAGTTGTCAAAGCATCGTTCACACGGAAGCCAAGTTCGTTGCCGACCTGTGCTGCCAAGAATGACAAGATGTCAACACCGCTGTCTTCGATCAACTCTGTTGAGAGTTGAACAAGGAACGAATACTTGTATGCGCCCAAGGTGATGAACGAGTTGAAGATTGGATCTGACTCGCTGATTGCTGTGCCTTCGCCAACGATTGCTGCAGTTGAATACTGAGCAAGTGATGGAATCTGAAGGTTTTCGCCTGATGCTGTGTTCAAGACTGTCGAAGTCTGGAGCATTGGACCAACGTTACGAGCAAGCATGATTACTTGGTCATAGAACGATGTTGGTACTGGTGCGCCTGCTGATGTCTTTACAACGTCACGCTTCTCAAACGAGTGCGAACGAAGTTCGCCCTTCGCCATTGAGCGAATGACTTCTGCATCTGAACGAACACCGCGTGGAGCGTCAGCGACAGGACGAACCTGGTCTGCGATGTCACGAGTTGCTGCTTCAAGACGAAGTTCACGGGCCTCATCGGCGCGGAGCTTCTCGATTGTTGCTTGGCGATCTTCAAGTTCTTTGCTGATGCGCTCGTATGTCTGAGTCTCTTCTGCTGACAAGTCACGCTTCTCAGCGGCTGCAACATCAAGAATCTTCTTTGCGGCTTCCCACGCTGTAGCGCGTTGAGCCATTTGTTGTTCAATAAATTGTTTCATGATTACTCCATGATTGGTTAAGTTTGTGGATGCGCAGGAAGTTGTATTCCGAATGGCGCGGAACGCTGACCAATCTCTAGCCGTAGCGGGACGCTTACCGACAGACCGAGTGTATATGAGAAACTAAAAGTTTTTCAACAGTTCAAGTTTTTTCGCCATCAAGTTTATTGATGCGGGAACTTTGGCTGGTTCGGCTCGAAGTTTGCTGACCGCGCTCGACAACAGATCAGCCGATTCATCAGTCAAAGTGTTGCCAGATTCGAGCATCGTGATCGCTTCGGCGAGTTTGTTTGCGTCAACGCCTGTGCGCTCGGCAAGGATGTCAAGAGAACGAACAGAAGCCGAAGTGGCCGTATAAGCAGGGAACCCTGTCACAACCGAAACCTCATGCAAACGCACCTGACGCAGTTCGCGGGTCATTCCGTCATCTGACCATTTGTCGCCACCGGCAGGAACCGAGAACCCGAACGACATTGAGTCAACATCGCCGCGCTTCATCAACACTGACAAGTCACGACCGACTGTCGTGTCTGGAAGATCGGCTTCAACAAGCAAACCTTTCGAGTCTTCTTGCAGACGCAAAGTCTTTGAACGTGTCGAAGCAAGAAGCATTGACGAGTCATGGTTCATGTACATCTTGATTGTGTTACGACCCTTCAAAGATTTCTTGAACGCACCTGGTGCGATTCGCTCAATGAATGGCAACGGTTCGGAATCAGAGTTGAAGACTGCCGCGTAACCTGTGAACGACATTCCGTCACCTGTTGGACCTTGACGCAATTCGAAGTCGTTGATATGAATGCGGCGTGTCTCTAATGATTCGCTCATGCCGTCAATCATAACAACATTCACGGGCAAGGTTCTAGAAGATCTCGGATGATCTTTGGGAAGTAGATCGTTATCGGTGATGTACTTCGGATTCTCTGGACGACCGTTGCGCAACAAATACAAGAACGAATTGACCCGCGCATACGCCCATTGATTCCTGGTCATGCCTGGACGGTGAGATGTCGAATATGCTCCGGCACCGCGACGGAACACGGTTCGCAACATGCCGACAGTTGCCCGCTTCCAAGACGGATCCGCACCATCAAGTTTCTCGTTGTGTTCATCGGCCTTGTTCTTCAAACCTTTTTCGATTGCTTCGGTCAATTCGATTGTGTCCGACCCAGCAGGAGCTTTCGCTGAACCTTTCGGATTCTTATCTGAACCGATGATCTGGTCTGATGGTGGTGCTGGTGCGCGTTCGGATTGGATTGCTTCAGATTTTCTTGCGAACCAATCTCGTGCCGGCTGAGGGTTCAACGGGTTGATGCCCCACAGGTAATGTGCGACCGCACCCGCACCAGGGAACTGGTCGTCGGTCGAATCCGAGTTCTTTGGTGCTTGTAGGTCTACGGCGTGTCGTTGCGCCCATGCGTTCGCTCGCACGACTTTGTCTTCGGTGATGTCGCCTCGCGCCATGTCTCGTGCCTCACGAACGGTTCTATCGACCAGCCCTTCACCCGCAAGACCTTGACCGTAGTAGTCCAATCCTTTTCTTGCTGCGGTACGAATGTAGACAGGTATCTCAAGAGATACCTGACGTACCGATTCTTCTTCTTCTTCTTCTTCTTCCATCTCTTCTTCGTGTGGTTGCCATGCGTTGCAATAGAATCCGCCGTCAACATACTCGTCCCACTTCTCGCACCATGCTTTGAGATTGTCGCCATCTGCGATCACATTGTCATCATCGTAAAACGCACAGTTACCGCAAGCACGACCTTCAGGAACATCTGGTGACAACGCAGGCCGATAGTTGTCAGGCAACGCACGTTCGCCACCAGGTTCCATATCCTCGGCGATAGACACCGCGACCATCTGATCGATTGCATCCTGTTTCGTTGTGTGACAGCCGATCACTTCACCATCTTCTTTGATGGTTGCCCACCCAGAACAATCTGGTGATTTGTCGGTAATGAAGTAAGGCATTACGGAGTGATGAGCGTGAATGCTACTGTGTGGCCTGTTTTGCTTGATATCGCGTACATGCTTTGTCCTGGGTACATGACAAAGTCTTCTGATGAACTTTTCTGCAACGCATGACCTGTGTTTACCGCGACCGTCGCACCGCCAACAAAGATTGTGTCGGTATTGTCAAGATTGCTGACATGTAATTGTCCTGGGTTCACTCCACTGTGTGTGATGAGTGTGGCGGCTGTGCCGACTGCGATTGATCCGTTTGTGATTGGCATGATTGTTACCTCAGATCATCAATAGTAGTTCAGCGTCATCTTCCAAGATGCTGAATGTGATAGTGCTTGTCGCTTGTGCCTGCATCCCTGTCAACGATGTTGAAGCAACCGCATAGCGTCGTTTCGGTTCAATGACCGGTATCTCCACGACTGGCTCGATGACGGGTTCAATCTTCTTGCGTGGTGTCGTTGAATAAACTCTGCGACCACCAGACGGTGTCGGTGTCGGCTCAGGTTCTGGCGGTGTCGGTATTGAATCAACTGTGGCGATTAGACCGCCAAGGCTCGCTGTCGCGACAGCGTTCTGTTCGACTGCTGTGACAGCCGAAGCGGCAAGACCGCCGAGGTCAGCCGATGCGGTTGCGGGTAGTGCGACTGTGGCAGTGGCCGAAGCAGTAAGACCGCCGAGAGTTGCTGAGGCTGTTGCCGGTAGGACAACTGTTGTGGTCGCCGAAGCAATAAGACCACCAAGATCGGCAGACGCTATCGCAGGCAGAACAACTGTGGCAGTCGCGGTACTTGTCAAACCATCAAGCGACGCTGAAGCCGTAACCGAATGTGTGACGATCGTTGTCGCCGTCGCCGACATTCCACCAAGTGACGCTGAACCTGCGGCTGTGGTTAAGAACTGTCCGCCATCAAGAACATTTGTACCGTTCAGTGTTGATGCGTCAAGAATGAACGCTGATGGACCATCGAGTCCTGTGGTGGCGTCGTTCAGTTCGCTCGTGTCGAGCAGGAATCTTTTGACCGCCATCGCGGCCTACTAACTAGCGACGGTCAAAGATGCAGACAGATTGCCAGATGAGATTGTGTAAGTGTCACCAGCTGTGTAGGCGTTGCCTGTGATCGTGCCTGAGAACAAGAAGTTGCCGGCACTGATGTTGTCCCAAGCGGTGAAGTGTGTTGCGTCTTGCGAACCTGCGATATTTGTCCAACTGATATCTGCATCGGATGTGATCGCACCGTTTGACGCTGCACCGAACGAAACAACTTTGCGTGTCGTCTCTGTTGCCGCTCCGCTTGTGCCATTTGCTCCAGGATCCGAAACATGAAGTTTCACATACACGTTCGTCACCGAATATGCGGTCGCATTGCCGAGCGCGTCAAGAAACGAGTTGCAAAGATAAGCAGATAAACCTGTAGCCATTACTCTTCAACCCTTTCGGTGATAGTCAAGATTCTACCTTCGGTATCACGTTCAACAGTTCGCACAGTCGGCTTGTTCTCAGGCACGTTCACACGCACCACCGTCTCAGGAACATTGATGACAGGTGCGGCCACGTTCACGTTCGCCGGTGGAACATTCACAACCACCTCAGGCATCGTCACATTCACGTCACGCTGATTCACATCATAGGTCGGTGTCGGCTCAGTGACTTGTTGCAAGAGAACTGGTGCGACACCAGTGTGAACGATCGGCTCGATGTCAAGTGCTTTCAATACGGATGCTGGTTCAAAACCTGCGTTGATGAGGCGTTGAGCCATCATCGTTTTGCGGTCAAGCTCCGTGAGTCCAGCAGCGGCAAGATCGACGTTGGCGAGCGGTACACGGTAAGCATCGCCACCATCAGCTGGACGCAAATCTTCGAATCGGCGAACATCATTGATTGACAACCAGCCTGCCTGTAGTCCTGATGAATATCCTGCGACTCTTGAACCGAAGTCGCCACGCATCAAACCATCAAGGTTAAACTTCATAAACGCACCATTGGTGAGAAGTTTGTTCGAGTATCCGTCTTCGATCTTGGTGACGTATGGTCGGAGTGTGTGCATCACGAAATGAATGCCGTTCATTTCAACCGAAGCATACGCTTGCGCACCTGACTGAATCACACCAGCCATCGATGGTGGTACACGGAACGCACGAAGGATTTCTTCAACTGCGAACTGTCGTGATTGTAGGAATTGTGAGTCGTCTGGTGCGACCGAAGTTGTCGTGTACTTCGCACCACCGAACAGGATGCCTGGACGGTGTGAGCGGCGCAAACCTTTGTGACCTTCTTCAAATCCGTCAACAAGCGACTTGGCTTGTTCACGGGTCAGGTTGCCTGGGAACTCGATGATGCCAGAAGTATGTGAACCTTGACCGAAGAACCTTGCAGCGAACTCTTCTAATGCCTTCGACAATCCGAGGTTCTCTTTGATTAGTTCGATGCGTGAACGGCCACGAAGATCACCAGGCAAACGCAACTCCGACAGATGAATCATGTCATCATGCTCGATGATGTACTGATTGTCGTAAACGTAGATGATGCGACGCGACTCGTCGCGTTTCACTTCAACTTTCAACGGATTCAAAACCGACAAACCTGCGATGCCTTGACTGTCACGAATGATGCGAGTAAACGAATTGCCGTTCAACAGCATCGAAACAAGTACCTGCTGGAAGTGATCAGTGCGTGACACACCGATTTCAGGCATGTCAACCCATTCAGGTCGCGGACGGTAAGGACGGCGATCACCATCGACACGAATGTATGTGTCCACTGGCAGAGTTGAGATAGAGTCGGCGATTAGTCGGACACACGCATACACGGTTCCGATCTTGAGTGAATCTTCTTGCGTGACAACTGTGCCGGCGTTCGTTGTGAATTGGAATGCGTCACCTGCCGCGAACAAAGATTGAAACGAGATCGCTCTCTCTTCCTCTCTTGGGTTGAACAGTCTTGACAACATTAGTTTCTAGCCGCTTTCTTTGACCGCTCCCAAGCCAAGGTGAAGGCAAGCAGAGATGCGCCTGTAAAGATTAGCCCAAGCGGTAGAGCAATGTAAAATACGCCGACCGCAATCATCAACATCGCGACCAATTCCAATAACAATACAATCATCTCTCTCCTCACACTACGAAAAACCCTGGTTGCTGAACACTCTCGACTCGTCTCGTTGCACGATCCACAGCCATCGCCAATGCTATCGCAGCGTCAATCTTGCGTTTCGATTTACCTTTAGACAAACGCCAACCCATATCCGTCGAGCGTGATGTGGCCGACAACACCTGATCAGCGAACACAGGATCACCGTTGTGTGAGAGACGACCGTTCACGATGAACTCGTACAAAGTTCCGCAAGCAGGCACCATACGCGCAGTGGACTGGCTGAACTCAACCATCGTGAACCCTTCATCGGACATTGCTTCGGCTGAGCGTTGAAAGAACGCTGGGTCATAGGCGAACTCTTGTACCGTGTATTCGCGACCAAGATCGCGGATGTGTTGCTCGACTGCCGAAACATCCATCGCACCGCCATCTGGATGCCAAATCTTTGCACGAACAACAACACGACCAGACTCTTGTGGTTGTGCAACAACAACCGCGATCGAGTCGTGCTTCAACGCCATGTCAATGCCGACGAACACAGGAATGTTCGGATCAAGTTCATCCTCACTACGACACTGCTCCCACGCACCCTTCGGCAACCACGACTCACCATCGGTACGAACCCACTGATTCAACCGATAGCGGCGGAACGCAACCTCGGCTGTTTGCATCATTGACACTTCCATGTCTTGCATATCCAACAAACCTTCAGCCAAGTTCGGATTCGACTCAGCCCAAGCGTCACGGTCATGAATCTCGCAATCCGCTGGTGCTTCCCACCAGAAGAAACCGAACCGTTCATCCTGTTTCGTGTCGGCAACAATCTCTTTGCCGTAGTTGTACAGACGGCCACACACCGTGTCTAGGTCGAAGCCTGCCGTGGTGATAGCGACAATGTTCGGGTCCTTACGCGCACCCGAACCTAACGTCAACGCATTCCACAAATCATCATTCGGCTGGACATGCAACTCATCAAACACAACCGTCGAAGGATTCAAACCTTGCTGAAGTTTTGCGTCGCTCGACAGCACACGATAGATCGCACCAGTCGAAGGAACCTCAACCACATCGCGATACACCTTGCACACACCCGACAACGCAGGCGACTGAGTGATCTGCCACTTCGCTTCGTTGAACACGACACGCGCCTGCTGTCTGTCACCCGCCGCCGAATAAACCTCGGCACCAGGCTCACCCTCGATCAAGCCATACAGCGCGATCAGCGAACCGAGCAACGACTTGCCGTTCTTCCGACCCAACCCGATCAGGCTGCGACGATACCGAAGCAACCCATCATCACGACGCTCATAGAGTGCGTCAAGAAGTGCGACCTGCCAGTTGGTAAGAATCAGAGGCTGACCGGCACGAACACCTTTGCTCACATGCAAGAACGTGCGGGCAAAGTCAACGACCTTGTGACCGTCAGACTTGCTGTATAACTTCGGCGTCGACCAAGTTGGAGTTCCTTTGTCGATATGCGTCAAGCTCATTTGCCACCCTTATCTCCGCCAAACCCAACCTGGCACGATCGCTCGGAGTGAACCCAAGCAAACTCATCCAAGCCGTACATTGCGCGTCCATCTGTTCTATCTGCTTCACCGCTGGATGAGTCACAATCTGCCCGTTCGGCGACGTGTACCAGCGCGTCGTCACATCGTCGCCAAGCCAAAGTTCCAGATCGTAGATCTTCTGATAGTTGCGACAGAGCCGACCCATCAACGGACCATCGTGCAACTCGGACAGATGACGCCGACCACCAGTCCACAAGACCGTCCAATACTCGGTGCCAACTTTGCCCAAACCTTTCGGTGCGACCGGCACAACCGACAAGTCGACTAGCGCAAGCGCAGTCTCTGGCATAGGCGAAGCCTTCAAACCGTTGCGTATGCGCGAACCTTTGAGACGCTTGCGCTCGATCGGAGTTGCGGATGATCCGCGACCGACTCCAGTTGATTTGGTGGCCATGCCACCAATGGTAGCCGTGACCCCACCACCGACCCTGCGAACCTCCGCC